GAGCTTCTTGATGACCTATCACGCCCCAGATTTAAGTTCCTATCAAATGGTAAACTGAAAGTAGAAAGCAAAGATGAGATGAAGAAAAGAGGATTAAATTCACCTGACCTTGCAGATGCCTTCTGCTTGACATTTGCTGGAAGAGCCAGCATCGCAAAATCTGGTAGCAAGCACAAATGGAATCAATCTTTGAACTACGCATCAGCTAAGTGGGTGGTGTAATGGTTGTACATGGCGCAGAGCTTAATTCTAACGTAAAAAACTGCTACAACATTTTAATTGATATTCTGCAAGATATGGAAGATAGTGGTGCTGACTGGGAAGAGTTAATATTTGCCTGTCTAACCGCCGCCGCATTTTGTGCTGAAGAAGGTGACTATGGAGCAGATAACTTTATGAAGGTTGTCAGGAGTATAAAAGTAACTGACGAAGGTTATCATGGAGATGCGTAATGGCTAAAAAACAGACTGCAACATTGTACACGCCAAAGCCAAAGATGAAACGGCGCAATAAAACTAGAGGTCTAAACCACCGCAAGACGCATGGCCCCAAAAGCAACATGAGGGTAAACTAATGGCTATAACATATCGCGGCGAAAGATTTGCAGGTTACAACAAACCTAAACGCACCCCCAATCATCCTAAAAAGAGCCACGCAGTTCTGGCAAAAGAAGGTGACACAATCAAGCTGATTAGATTTGGTCAGCAAGGCGTAAAGGGTGCTGGAAAAAATCCAAAGACAGCTAAAGACAAAGCGCGAAAAAAATCGTACTATGCAAGACACAATGCACAAGATTCTAATCCTAGCAAACTATCTGCTAGGTATTGGAGTCACAAAGTAAAGTGGTAAGGAAAGACTATGCCTGGCAAAAGTAAGTCCAAAGTTAACGAGGCTGGCAACTACACAAAGCCAGCAATGCGTAAGCGTTTATTTGAGAAAATAAAATCTGGCAGCAAGGGCGGTGGTGCTGGTCAGTGGTCTGCTCGAAAAGCTCAGATGCTTGCAAAAGAATATAAAGAAAAAGGTGGAGGATATAAATAATGGCACTGAAGAAATCTCAAAAGAGCTTGAAGAAATGGACTAAGCAAGATTGGGGCACTCGATCTGGCAAGCCATCTACTCAAGGCCCAAAGGCTACTGGGGAAAGATACTTACCCAAAGCTGCTCAGAAAGCATTAACTAGCGCAGAGGCTGCCGCAACCACTAGAAAGAAACGTAAAGACACTGCTGAAGGAAAGCAGTATTCCAAGCAACCCAAGAAGATAGCTGCTAAGACAGCTAAGAAAAGGAAATAGATTATGCCAATGGTAGGAAAAAAGAAGTACCCATATACTCGTGAAGGTATGGCTGCTGCAATGGAAGATTCTAAAAAATCTGGTAAGAAAATGAGCTACCAGAAGAAGAAGAAAATGGAAGACAAGAAGAAGTCTAAGAAGTAATGTTTGTAACTGTCTACACCAGGAATAGGGCTGCTGAGAAAAAGCTAGCGGCAGAGGAAGCGGCGAAGGCAGAGGCTAAGGTTCAAAAAGTTGAGCCAGTGAAGAAGACTAAGGCAAAGCGTAGGAGCAAAAAATGATATGTAATAACTGTGGTTTCCCAAATCCAAATGGGTACACTGGCATTTGCCGTAGTTGCAGACAACCTCTGGTAGAAGAAGTTTCAGAGGTAGTTGTCGTCAAAGAAAAGAAAAAACCTACCCTCAAAAAGAAGCCTAAGAAGGCTGAATCAGAAAACAGCTACAGGGGCTACTAATGGCTAAAATAAGTGACGTTGAATTTCAGTCTATTGTTCGCAATGAAATCGAACAAGCTCTAGGTTATTACGACACAGAGTTTAGTCAAGATCGCATTGAGGCGATGAACTATTACCTTGGTGAGCCATTTGGTAATGAGCAAGTAGATCGTTCCCAGGTAGTTGCGACTGAAGTCTCTGACACCATCGAACAGATTATGCCGTCAATGATGCGCATCTATACGCAGTCTGATGAGTATGTACGCTTTACGCCTCGCAACCCAGAAGATGTGCAAAAGGCAGAAGATGCAAGCAACTATGTAAACTGGATTATCAACACAGATAACTCTGGATTTAGCATCATGCACAACTGGTTCAAAGATGCTCTGATGTTAAAGCTGGGTGTTGTGAAGTTTTACCTTGATGAGACAGCGGATGTCTCCACTGAGGAGTATGAAGGTCTAAGTGAAGAAGACCTTGTTCTCTTGCTTAACGATGAGGAGGTTGAAGTTGTAGAGCAAGACCAGCGTGTAGTTGGTGAAGATATGATGTTACCTGATGGAACCTCTATCCCTGCACCTATGATCTACGATGTTAAGTTAAAGCGCACCAATATAGAAAATCGTATTCAAATTGACAACATTCCGCCAGAAGAGTTTTTGATTTCTAAAAGAGCAAAGTCTCTTAAGGATGCTGACTTCTGCGCTCACCGCACAACGATGACTGTAAGCGACCTTGTTGAAATGGGTTACGACCAAGACGAAGTCGAACAGTACGCTGGGTACACTGACATTGAAACGTCAGAAGAACGTCAGGTTCGTTTCCAAGACCTAGAGTCTAACAGTGAGTTTGACACCATGGATCCGTCCATGAAAGAAGTTTTGGTTACTGAGTCATATATTAAAGTTGACTACGATGGTGATGGCGTTGCTGAGTATCGCCGTGTTTTAACCATTGGTGACGGATATAAAATATTAGACAATGAAGAAACGGATATTATGCCGTTTGCCATCTTATCTCCTATCCTAATGCCCCATCGCGCTATTGGTCGTTCCGTTGCAGAGCTTGTAATGGATGTGCAGCTTATCAAGTCTACCTTGATGCGTCAGTTGCTAGACAACATCTACAACACAAACAACTCTCGTACCATTGCCGTTGAGGGACAGGTTAACCTAGATGACCTACTCACAAACCGCCCAGGTGGTGTCGTTCGTACTCGCGCACCTGGAATGGTTCAGGCGTTGCCAGTTGCTGATGTATCTAGTGCTGTATTCCCTGCTCTTAACTATATGGACAGCGTTAAAGAGCAGCGCACAGGTTTAAGTCGCCAGTCAATGGGTCTTGATGCGGATGCCCTGCAATCAACTACGGCTGTTGCTGTTACGGCTATGCAGTCTGCTGCACAGGGCAAGATTGAAATGATTGCGCGTGTATTTGCTGAGACTGGTGTCAAGGATCTATTCAGAGGTTTATTACATTTGATTACAAAGTATCAATCTAAGCCACAGATGATACGATTGAATAATGAATTTGTACAAATGGATCCTCGTGAGTGGAGCAATATGTATGATATGCAAATTAATGTTGGGCTAGGTACTGGTCAGGCCACGGAACAAATTGGTAAGCTGTTAAACATTGCCGCAAAGCAAGAGCAAATTATGCAGACCATGGGGCCAAATAATCCTATGGTATCTCCAACAGAGTATCGCAATACACTTGCTAAAGTTGCAGAGCTTTCTGGATTTAAAAACCCTACTGAGTTTTTCAAAGACCCTCGCAACGCTCCGCCACCTCCGCCACAGCAACCGCAAGTTGACCCTCGAATTGCTATGGAGCAACAGAAAATGCAAGCAGATATGCAGTTGGCACAACAAAAAGCTGTGAATGATCTTGAGTTGCAACGAGAAAAAATACAATTAGAAATGCAGTTTAAGCGTGAGCAGATGGCAGCAGACTTAGAGCTTCGTCAGCAAGAGCTACGTTTTGAGCAAGAGCTTCGTATGCAACAAATAGCGGCTGGCGTTAACACATCTACCAACTTACCACGGGTATAGTATGGCACTAAGTCAGAAAGAGATAGATGAGCTTTTAGAAAACACTGAAGGTGCTTTTGCACCCACAAGTAATTCTATTGGCTACATACCTAAGTTTGCTCCTGAGCCATACAGTGCAGACAATCTGCCTGAGTTTATGCGTAGATCTTACACACAAATTCCTGGTGTGGAAGGTTATGTTGCCAAGTCTGGCCTATCTCCATTTGACCCATTTGAAGGTGATGTTCAGTCATTGTTTGCCCCTAATTATAATCAACGTGCGGCAGAGCTAGAGCAAAAGTTTCAGCAAGAAATGGCTATTCAGCCAGAAATGTTTAGCAGAACATTTACCCCAGGATATATGATTCCTAGATTGGATGGCGGTATGCCTGATTCTGGTCTTGATGAAGCCCTTGCTGTGGGTGCTCTAAGTCAGTTAATGTTACCTGAAGTAAAAGCACCAGAAGTAGATGTGCCAGATATTGATATACCAGCACCGCAAGTTGAGGTTCCAGGCATTGAGCTTGAAAGTTTTACTTTTGAACCGCCTAAAATATCATTCCCACCATTTGGCCCAATAGATCCACCTGATGTAGATTTTGGTTTAGATGTAGATATTCCTAGCATAGATGTAAGTTTACCTGATGTAGATGTAGATTTGCCTGACGTAGATTTGGGTTTAGGCATAGCGGGTCTTGGGTTAACTTTGCCAGAATTTGACATTGATGGAATTGACTTTGGCGGTTTAGATTTTGGTATATCTGACAAGATAAAAGATATTATTCCTGAAGGCTTGGGAACTGCTGAAGATGCTATTAAGTCTGCAAAAGACATAAAAGATGCTCTTGACGATCCACACGCAAAAAATACACTTGATGCGGTAGAAGGTATTAATGAGCGTTATGATACGCAAGTATTGCCTGGAGAAGTCGCTGGCGCACTTACGGATGTTTCTGCTATTATTGGAATTGGAAACGCTTTAGATGACCCTAGCGTTTCTAACTTGGCAGAGGGGTATGAAGATCTTGTTTACCTTGCTGATAACTATACAGACAACATACTTCCTGGATCTGATGTTGCGGGGACTGTAGGAAGTATTGCTGGTGGCTTGGAAGCTCTTGAGGGAGGAATTGACACACCTGAAGAGGCTATAAAAGTTGCTGCTGGTGCAAATGATATATATGGGGTAACGCAAAACCTTAAATCAGGAATGGACGTTGGATCTTCTCTAAGTAACGCTGGTCAATCAGGATTTGTTTCTGGGGACGCGATAGGAAGTGCTGGTGCTATTGTTGGTGGTTTAGCTGCCCTTGAGGGTGGCATTGACGATGTGGGTGAGGCAGTTCAAGTTGGTAACGCCGTTGCATCTGTTGGCGCTTTAATGGGGTCAGGTGCTGCGGCTACAGCATTAACATTCTTAGGCCCAGTAGGTGCGGTTTTAGCCGTGGGCAATATGCTTGGTGTTGGTGACTCAGGATCAACTTATGGCAACGCCGTGTTGGGTAGAAAAGAAGATGGGACTTATAGCATTGAATCTGAGTCAAGTAAAAACAAAGGATTTCAACAAACAATACCAGAGGCTCACACTGCTGGCGTTATCCTAAACGAATTGGAACAGGCGTATGGTTTTGAGTTTAATGAAGACAAATGGAACGATGTAAACACACGAGTTGACTTTGATAGCGGAGCAACTGTTAGAACCGCAAATGATGTGGTAATTGATGCCTTGGAAAAAGGCGCGTTAGTCCCAACAGCAGATACCCCTGTAGATCTTGACTTTGAATCTATATTCTCTAGCGCAAGAGACAGAGTATCTAACGCTGGAGAGAGCGCATGGAAAAGTAAATCAACAAGTGACTTTTACATGACTAGACGAGATGTTGCTGGTGAAGCTGCTAAGTTATTGGAGGAGGCTGGTATTAGTGATTCAGACCTTGCAATGGCAGTTGGGCCAATTGACTTTGGTTTCAATATATAACTTTAATGTTGCGGAATTAACATTTTGTGTTATTTTTTGAAAAAAGGAGAGTGTAATGGTAGATGGCAAATTATTTGCTGAACAAGATCGTGGCGCAAGAGCAGATGCCTTATTGCGTGACGAGTTATTAAATGAGTCTTTTTCTATTCTTGAGGACGAATATATAGAGGCTTGGAAGACTTCTCCTGTCAGAGATGAAGAAGGCAGGGAAAAGATTTTTCAGATGATACAAGCAC